TTACTCTCCCCGTGCAGCCTTACGCTTGTCTTCTTTAATCTTGAAATAAAGGTTTGTCAGGTACGTCAGCAGGCCAAATACCAGGCTACCCAGCACTCCAATTGCCGCCCACTGTGAGGGCGTGACTTTATCTAGCAGCTGTAAAAACCAGTACCCGGCACTACCTGCTGAGGTGCCATAGGCGACACCCGTTGTTAACTTATCCATGGATTTCATAACCCCACCTCGCAGACAAAGCGGGTGTAAATTGAGGGAATACTACGAAACGTAACAGACTCGGAGTCAGTGAATAACTCAGGTATTGGGTTATCAGCTAATATCGAGACTCAAAAAATGGAAAAACCCGCTCGACGGCGGGTTTAAGCTGTGTGACGAAGTAACCACTCTTAACAGCATAACCAATTTTTTACGTACGTAAACCACTAAATGATATTTGCGAGAATGCTACCGAGTGTTCAAAACACCACCACAAATACATAAGAAAACCTCAACAAATAACCAACAAATAATTTCCAGTGTTATTTTTAGCCGATTTAAATTGAACCTTCAAATTATAGAGCACTTATAAATAACAGCCGTTAATATAAATTGGCTAATAGATTTATTTTTATTCAGCCAAGAGCTATGAATAGGATTCGATAGAAAAAAGTTCAGATAAAAATAGAGATCTACTTCACAAATCAAACGAGAAACCAAAACTTACATCTTGAAATAATCACATTGATTAGATGAATATTTATCGCGCAGTGACATCATTTTTTAATAATAGTTCAAAAAAAAGGGCTCACGATGAAAAAATTAACAGTGGCAATTTCTGCTGTAGCTGCATCAGTACTGATGGCGATGTCTGCTCAGGCAGCTGAAATTTATAATAAAGACAGTAACAAGCTGGATCTGTACGGGAAAGTTAATGCTAAGCACTACTTCTCCTCTAATGATGCAGATGATGGTGATACTACTTATGCCCGTCTTGGCTTCAAAGGTGAAACCCAAATCAACGATCAACTGACTGGTTTCGGTCAGTGGGAATATGAATTCAAAGGCAACCGCGCTGAATCTCAAGGTTCCTCCAAAGACAAAACCCGTCTTGCATTTGCAGGCCTGAAATTCGGTGACTACGGCTCAATCGATTACGGCCGTAACTACGGTGTAGCATACGACATCGGTGCGTGGACTGACGTTCTGCCAGAATTCGGTGGCGATACCTGGACCCAAACAGATGTGTTCATGACTGGTCGCACCACTGGTGTTGCAACCTATCGTAACAACGACTTCTTTGGTCTGGTTGATGGTCTGAACTTTGCTGCTCAGTACCAAGGCAAAAACGATCGTAGCGATTTCGATAACTACACTGAAGGTAACGGTGATGGCTTCGGTTTCTCTGCTACCTATGAATACGAAGGATTCGGTATCGGTGCAACTTATGCGAAATCTGATCGTACCGACACTCAAGTTAATGCAGGGAAAGTTCTTCCTGAAGTATTTGCTTCCGGTAAAAATGCAGAAGTTTGGGCCGCAGGTCTGAAATATGATGCTAACAACATTTACCTGGCCACTACCTATTCTGAAACCCAGAATATGACTGTATTTGCTGATCACTTCGTTGCTAATAAAGCCCAAAACTTCGAAGCTGTTGCACAATATCAGTTCGATTTCGGTCTGCGTCCGTCCGTTGCTTACCTGCAATCTAAAGGTAAGGATCTTGGAGTATGGGGCGATCAGGACTTAGTCAAATATGTTGATGTAGGTGCAACCTATTACTTCAACAAAAATATGTCTACTTTCGTTGATTACAAAATCAACCTGCTTGACAAAAATGACTTCACTAAAGCACTCGGTGTAAGCACTGATGACATCGTTGCTGTAGGTCTGGTTTACCAGTTCTAATCTGATTACGAAAAAGATATGTTGCGGGAGGCGTTGCCTCCCCAACATATAAGTGGCTCCCTCAAGCCACTTCCTTTAGAAGCACAACCTTGCTTCTAACTATATAAACCTTCTGTTATATATTACCCTTTATTTTTGGGGGCGTCTCAACGCCCCATTTTTAATAATTTTTAGTAAACAATTGGCATATTAATTAGAGTTATTAACAACGATATCCATCTCTAACCGGATATCTAATGCCATTAACATCCCTTCAATTATGCCCTCAGCCTTCTGTAACCTTTTCCCGATATAACCATCAGAGCAGCGATGCTTACCTGCCAGTGACATGAATGTCATACCGACTACATAATAATCTACTAATAAATCGTGCAAATCGCTGTTGTTCTTTTTCAGACGGGCCATGCACCCGCAAATGATCATCGCGTCATCGTCACAACATTGCGGGCGAGATTTTACTTTTGAAGTAATTAATCCCTTAAAACCGGCGGCAATGGACGACCAGGTCACATCTTCATGATTATTAGCCGCCCACGCTCCCCAACGCTCAAGAACCATCTGAATATCACGCATCAACTTACTCCACAAAAATCAGACCAGAACGCCAATTACAAGCAAAAATCAACAAAACAGTATTAGTTGATTGTTATCTCTGACTTCATACTCCTGCTCCTGTCAGGGTTTTGGCGTAATTCTTCAGTATTCGGTAATCGGTCAAAACAGAACCGGGAAAACGATATAAGCGCAGGCGCAGCCAGCGGTGGCGAAGAAGTTCTGCCATATAAAACTCAAACATCATTCATCTCCCAGTTCAGTGATGGTCAGTTCCAGCTTTCCACCTTTGACAACCGGCATCTTCACAACGCGGTAATCAACGACCTGAGCATCATCCAGCCAGAAACCTGCTTTGGTGAGTACGTCAAAAGAGGCTTTTGTAGATTATCCAGGTCACGGCGACGGCGATCCGGCATGTGGCACTCAATGCGGATTTTCACAGGCATAGCCAGACCGATATCCAGCATTGAGCCTTTAATGATTCGGGCGACGTTATCGCGGTATGCCTGCCCTTCTGCGCTGATGTGCGTGCGCCCTCGATTATGGCGGTAGTAGCGGTTATTGCTCGGCGGCCAGGGTAGTGTGATGTGGTAAGTATTCACGCCTTAATTACCCCCTCTTTCAGCCAGATAACCTGCGTTCTCGCCATACCTTCCAGCGCGCATTCTTTTGCATATCCAGCGTCAACAAAATGCGTGCGGCGGTCGATTTCGTCGTGGCAGGCAGAACATGCAATGGTGGCAATCAGGTCTGGCGGTTTCGTACCGGTGCCGCACAATCCAGTCAGCCGGATATGTGCCAGTACAGACGTTTCAGGGTTGCCATTACATACGCCAGGGATTCTTACCTGGCATTCCCGACCACGCGCTGCTTTTCTCAAATCAGCCATGACTCCTCCTTGCTGCCAGTCGCAACCATTTTTTATCAACCAGGCTGGCGGTATACCCGAGCAGTGTTGGTATTTCGGATGGCTTCAGCTCAGGTTTACGCTTACGACGATTTGGTACTCTGTAGATGTGTCCGTTCATGACACGAATAAGCGGTGTAGCCATTACGCCTCCTGCTTGTCGCGGAGCTGCTGGAACTCGCAGCTCTGCGGAATAGTCAGATGGCAACCAATATTCATCGCCCAGGCTTCAACCTTACACAGGAAGACATACATCTCTCCGGTATCAAGATCGGAGGTATGGCGTAACGACTGGATAGTGGTGATATCACCGGTTACGACATCAACCAGGTCCTTGGTTTCATAACCGAGGTATGTGTGTTTGAGAGCATCTTTTACCCATGCTGAAGTAGCGAACGATTTCCCCCTGCTGATGAGGTATTCACTGATTTCGCTGTACCACATGTGGCTGAGTGCATTCTGGGAAAGACTGCGTTTCTCACGCCACGGTTTAAGCACCATGCGAAAGCATTTGCCTTCCTCCAGATAAGGCTGGATCTGCTGGCCGATAGCGGTGAAGTTGCCGCGATGTAATTTGATGCCGTCTTGTGGGAGGTTCACGCTTCACCTCCGCAGAGGTCAAACGCTAGATGCAAAGAATTGCAGGTGCATTTCTGCATCAGTGAAGGGAGAAGAGAGTTTGGATTGTATGTGCGCATAAACGTCCCCGTTTAGCGCAGAAGTCACCGGAGTTGTTCAGGCTCCGAGGACATTATTATTGCTGGTTGATAATGGAAAATCAAAGCTTACTAAGCTGAGGAGGATTTCTTGGGGTGATATTTACGGATTGCAGCATCAATACGGACGCGGGATGGTAAGACATCGAATGCTATGTTGTAGTATTCACTATCAAACGCTTGATGTCTCACAACATTAAATTCTTTAAACTCAGTCACTTGGTAAACCACTGGTTCATTGGAATTGGTAGAACGCACTACCGATTTCGTTACCACGCTTATCTTATCAAGCCCTGCTTCATCGTTCTTTATATCGCCTTCATGACCTAAACCAAAAACTAAGTAATCTTCCACGTTAAGCTCCTATAAGATTTTGTTATATGTCGTTTTTGGCCAATTATTTCATTAAACTTTTTGAGACAAATACTTGTTCGCACTTTGCCATATATGGCTCTCTGCCTGATACTTCATGGTATAGAGCATGATTTAGCATAATGTTTTTCATGCTTTCTTCGCAGTCTTTCCTGCTATAAAAGACGTTTACCGGCTCTTTTGTGGTGTTGACATTCACTACTTCCACTGAACAACCTGACATATTGCTGAGGCTAGCACAGGTGCTCAAAACCAGCACAAATAGTTCGTGCATAAAACGACTCCCTTATCTATGTGCTGGTTATATTGCCCAAATTCTAATAGAAATTACGACTATTTTTTAACGGCAGCAACATCTTGTATTCCTAAACTTAGCAGAAGGCGGTGGGTAAAGACGGTACCATAGTGTCATTTCGATGGCCTCCTGTCGAAAACAATAGGCCTTCGATGCTAAGTTCTGTATACCGACAATACCCGTTTCATCGCGGCACTCTGGCGACACTCCTTAAAAATCATATTCGTGCTCACCTTTCCTTCCCGTTCTTCTCTGGTAGCGAACCGGTAATACACCGTTCGCCAGACCTTACCATCAACGACCAGGATTCCTGCCCGCGCCATTTTAGCCGCAGCCTGATTTATGCTGGCTACGGTTGCGCCTGTTACCGCGGCAACGTCCTGCGCACAGAAGTTCTTATGAGTCCCCAGGTAATGAATAATTGCCTCTTTGCCCGTCATGCTCTTGCTCCTTTCAGCCCAAACTTAGCTTTGATTTCTGCGATCTTCGCCAGAGCCTGTGTACGATTTAGAGGTCTACCGCCCATGACAGGAAGTTGTTTTACTGGTTCAGGGATCGCCTCACCACGGTTAATTCTCGCAGTCATATGGACAAGCTCATCTGCGGCCTTACGGCGTAATTCCGCATCAGTAAGCGCATTGGCCCGCATGTTCTGATACAGGTTGGTAACCAGCCAGTAGTGCGCGTTTGATTTCCACGGATAAGACTCCGCATCCGGATACAGGCCTCGCTTCCGGCAATACTCGTAAACCATATCAACCAGCTCGCTGACGTTTGGCAGTCCGGCGATAACGGATGCTTCTTCCCGGCACCATGCAACAAACTGCCCGGGTGATGGCAGGAATGGTCGATTCTGCCGACGGGCTACGCGCATTCCTGCGTTAACCTGTTCCATTGTGGTGATCCCGTTTTCCCGGAAAGCCAGAACCCACTGGCGGCGGATTTCGTTCAGTTCGTTCTGATCCCGGTTAGCCAGGCTCGCCGGGAAAGTTGCCAGTAACTGGCTGAACACACCGTTGATGATCTGCGCTACCTGCTGTACCTGCGGCTTTTCGTCGTACTGTTCCGGCATGTTGTTGGCGATCCGACGCATCTGCTCACGGTCAAAGTTAACCATCTGTGCGGCGATGTTTTTCATAAATCCACCCCGTAAATCCAGTCAGTGTTCGTCAGGTCGAGTTTTGGTTTGCCGGCTGTCACGCCAGCCTGTTGCTTGTTTCGGTTGATTTCGAGCTGGGTCCACTTGTCGCGGAGTTTGGCCGGACTCAGCACGTTACCGGACCAGAAGTTGTCCTGGCATGCCCAGCGGAACAGCACGCACATGTCGCGGTGGTTACGTCCGTCACGTTCACGCATCAGGCGGATATCGTTAGCCCACCCTGCAAAATTCGGTTTTCTGGCTGAGGGCGCGATGGTCTTCACCATGTCAAACATCCACTCTGCGGCGGTCAGGTCTTCTGCTGTCCCCCACTTGCTGCCGCTCTGAATTGCAGCATCTGGTTTCACCACAGGAAGATCGTTTTCTGGTTGGTCAGAGGATTCGCCAGAATTCTCGGACGAAAAAGGTTTTATATTGTCTTTTGTTAGTTTGTCTTTTGTGTTTACCTGATTCGGGTAAACGCCTTTACCTGATTTGGGTAAACTTTTCTTACCTGATTCAGGTAAATTTACCTCTTTCAGGTAAACTTTATTTTTCTTACCTGATTCGGGTAATGTTGCCCATTCACTGACCACATTATTAATACCGATATTCCGCCCGCTCTGAATCAAAATCCCACGCTTTACCAGAACACTTTTTGCAGCAGAACACTTGTGCGGCAATATCCCGGTCAATTCGGACAGTTGCTCGTTGCTCACCCAATCCAGTTTTTTATTAAAGCCATATGTTTTGCGCATGACAGCCAGGAAGACCAGAAGCTGGTGCTGTGTTAATCCGGCCAGCATCACAGCTTCCAGCAACTCATTTGCAATGCGCGTATAACCATCATCGAGATCTGCCACGCGCGGCTCCTTTTGTGCCGCATCCGGCACTGGAAAATTGAATATCTCAGCAGTGTTTGCCATAATTCCTCCCGCAATGAGTGTGTTACGATTTGCACCTGAAAGTCGGTTCTGTTCCCGCAGACCGACTTTCGCCATTTCTGAACCTGTCATATTGCCCCCAGCATGGTGGTCACCATCGCCATTAATGGACCAGCCAGATCCGGGTCCACACGAAACATCGACACAATACCTTCACTCATTTCCTTCAGTTTCTGGTGGCGTGGTGCGTTGAGAATGACAGCCTGTTTTGCCTCACTGAGTTCCTTTTCCATTTCAGCCAACCGAGTCATGAAGCTATCCTGCTCAACCAGGTAACCGCGATATTCCAGCGGTAGTACCGCCAGAATTGCCGGGGTCAGTTCACGCACGTTATTTCGGTATTTTTCAGAATCGAATTTGTTATCGAGGAAGCGGAACAGCTTCTGGCGTGCACGACTGACATCATCAGGGAAATCGATGGTGCCGCCGCCCTGCTCCCGATACTCATTCACAATGAGTGCGGCAACAACATCCTGATTATCTGCAGCCGACCAGGCGCGAACGGCATCACGGATTTTTTCGTGGCCTGCCGCCTGTTTTGTTTGAGAACGATTTATCAGCGCAGCCGGGGTAATTCCGCTAGTCTGTTGGTATGTAATTGGTTGCATAATTAATTCCTTTAGTTTGAATTGACTGTTAATCAGTCTGTTAAGTTGATTGCTTATTGTTAAAGAGCGTGAAATGGAAATTTAAGCTGCGTTCTTTTCGGTGTGTGGAAACAACTTCGGAAGGTCCGGGCGAATCTGGTATGCCTTCACAACTCCACCAGTAGCCGTAACAATGCTGCCGACATGTTCAGGGGATACCTTTGCTTTGTTGTGAAGCCACTTATAGACGGCCTGCTGTGAAACTTCGCAGGCATCGCCCAGTTTCTTTTGTGAACCAACGATATTGATCGCTGTTTTGATTGCTGGGTTCATAACAACCTCCGTGGTTAATCTGAATCAAGATTAAAACTATGGTTGTTTTTAGTCAACAACCATTTTCGTTTGATGTAATAAAACCCTGGTTGTACATTTGGTCTATGAAAACAACACTCTCAGAAAGACTTAAAGAAGCCAGATTAGCGCGAGGCCTTACACAAAAGGCGCTTGGGGATTTGGTCGGGGTTAGCCAAGCTGCTATTCAGAAAATCGAAACAGGGAAAGCTAACCAAACAACTAAAATCGTGGAGATCGCGAACGCTTTGGGTGTGCGCGCAGAATGGTTATCTTCTGGCGTTGGAAATATGTCAGACAGTACAGTGCAACCAATACAATCAACTGTCAGCCATTCCAAATACTTTAAGATTGACGTTCTTGATATAGAAGTGAGTGCCGGGCCGGGAGTCATCAACCGTGAGTTTGTAGAAGTTCTACGCTCGGTTGAGTACTCGTTTGACGATGCTCGTCACATGTTCGATGGTAGGAAGGCAGAAAATATCCGCATCATTAACGTGCGTGGTGACAGCATGTCAGGAACGATCGAACCAGGTGATCTGCTGTTCGTTGATATCACGGTTAAATCTTTCGACGGTGATGGTATCTATGCGTTTCTGTATGACGACACAGCCCATGTAAAGCGCCTGCAAATGATGAAGGATAAGCTGCTGGTTATCTCTGATAACAAAAGCTACTCACCGTGGGACCCGATCGAGAAAGATGAGATGAACCGGGTATTTATCTTCGGGAAAGTTATTGGGAGCATGCCGCAGACGTATAGGAAGCATGGATAGTACCAATTAAAAATTATCAACCGGGCATTGTGCTCATTCAGTAAAACAACTTAATTATTCATTTTAGAATGGAGAACTTAATGGATACTTTAAAATATGAGAAATTCTCTGATTTTGATCACAATGACCCATTTTTTGACTCTTTAAAAAAAGATTATAAAGAGTTTCCTCTTTGGTTAGAAAAAAAAGCCAGAGAAGGAGAATCAGCTTATGTGCTCTATGATGACAAGCATAAAATCGAAGGTTTTATGTATCTAAAAGAAAATGATGATGCAAATGACATTAATCCAGCGCTCCCACCAGGACGTCATCTAAAGATAGGAACATTCAAATTTGAATCTAAAGGCACCCTTCGCGGACAACGATTTCTAAAAAAAGCGTTTGACCATGCATTTTCATCAAAATCTGATGATATTTATGTTACTGTTTTCGACAAACACGTCCATCTAATAAAACTTTTCCAAACGTACGGATTTTACATTCATGGTGAAAAAGAAACACATAACGGGAAAGAGTTTGTATATGCGAGGTCTTTGCATGAGCCTTATGGTGATATTTTATTAGATTACCCTCGAATAATGACATCAAGGGCCAACAAATATTTACTGGCGATTTATCCCGAATATCACACTAGACTATTCCCTGATTCAAAACTTGTAAATGAATCACCAGATATTGTCAAAGATATATCCCATGCTAACAGCATTCATAAAATTTACATATGTGGAATGCGTTCTGTGATGGGAATGAAAAGAGGAGATATCATTGTCATCTATAGAACCGGAGACAAAAAAGGGCCAGCTCGCTATCGTTCTGTAGCCAGTACATTATGTGTAGTTGAGAGCGTAAAAAATATTTCTGAATTTTTAAGCGAAGATAGTTTTGTAGACTATTGTATTCGTTTTAGCGTATTTTCTGAAGATGAACTCAGAAAAATCTATAAAGAACGTCGATACCCTTTCATTATAAGATTCACATACAATCTGTCTTTGCCAAAGAGACCCAATCGTGCTATTTTAATAGATCATGTGGGGCTAAATGGTTCGCGTGCATTCCGATGGAGTCACTTTAAACTCACAAATGAGCAGTTCTTAAAGATCATCGAGTTAGGCAAGATAAATGAAAGTTTTATTATCCATTAAGCCTGAGTTTGCAGAAAAAATATTGAACGGAACAAAGCGGTTCGAGTTTCGTAAAGGTATATTCAAAAATCCGCAAATTAGCACCGTTGTTATTTATGCCACGATGCCATTAGGTAAAGTTGTTGGTCAATTCCGTATTGAATCAATACTAAGTGACGAACCGGAATCTCTTTGGAAAAAGACGGAAAAACACGCAGGTATTTCTAAGCAATTTTATGACTCATATTATTCAGGTAGAGAAAAGGCCTACGCAATAAAAATTGGTGAAGTGGAAAGATATAAAGAACCAATTCCTATCTCTGCTCTAGGGAGTAATATTAAGCCACCACAATCATATCTTTACCTACCTGCGTAAGAATCCCGGCCACCGTGCCGGGTTTTCTTTTGTCCCCTCATCACACAAACCGTTCAAATAACCACCACGACATCCCTTCAGTTATCGCTATGCGATGCAAGTCACAAAATAAATCCATCCTAAATACAACCAGTTATATCTAAAACAACCAGTAAAACAACTTTTGTTGTTGACGATAAAACAACTATAGTTTTAAATAAATTCATCGCAACAACACAACGATACGGCAACCACCTGATTCACCGTTGCGATGACCGCTTAGATCCGCAGCTTGAATTTCAGCAGGCTCCGGGGAGTGCGAGGGGTGAAGCGGACGCGTGAACGTCGGTGTGACCAGCTGAAATCAACTCAACACTTCATACCTCAGTCGCTTCAACGAGGCGGCTTAGTTATGACAACCGGCGGCCATCCACCGCCTGAATACGCGCAGAAGTCTATATATGTTCAGCAGCCCAGCTTACGGGCAGGAGTTTTTATGGTTCATCAACATTACGGAACGCAGACCGTTAATCGCGGTGCGGTCATGCCAGGAATGCTGGTCAAACACAAAGATGGTACCTGGACTGCATCAGCTAATTTACGCGGACGACTTTATCTGCATCGCGGCATTGAGCGCACTTATACCCGTGACTTGCTCGTGGAAGTTTTTCTCGACGGACGCGGCAACGGTCTGAATCACTAATCCCCTTTCCTGTTTTCCGAATCAGCCTGGCATTCCGCGGGCGATTTTTTCACAGCCATTTTCAGGAGTTCAGCCATGAACGCTTATTACATTCAGGATCGTCTTGAGGCTCAGAGCTGGGCGCGTCACTACCAGCAGATCGCCCGTGAAGAGAAAGAGGCAGAACTGGCAGACGACATGGAAAAAGGCCTGCCCCAGCACCTGTTTGAATCGCTATGCATCGATCATTTGCAACGCCACGGGGCCAGCAAAAAAGCCATTACCCGTGCGTTTGATGACGATGTTGAGTTTCAGGAGCGCATGGCAGAACACATCCGGTACATGGTTGAAACCATTGCTCACCACCAGGTTGATATTGATTCAGAGGTATAAAACGGATGAGTACAGCACTCGCAACGCTGGCAGGGAGGCTGGCTGAACGTGTCGGCATGGATTCTGTCGACCCACAGGAACTGATCACCACTCTTCGCCAGACGGCATTTAAAGGTGATGCCAGCGATGCGCAGTTCATCGCATTGTTGATCGTCGCCAACCAGTACGGCCTTAATCCGTGGACGAAAGAAATTTACGCCTTCCCTGATAAGCAGAACGGCATCGTTCCGGTGGTGGGCGTTGATGGCTGGTCCCGTATCATCAATGAAAACCAGCAGTTTGATGGCATGGACTTTGAGCAGGACAATGAATCCTGTACATGCCGGATTTACCGCAAGGACCGTAATCATCCGATCTGCGTTACCGAATGGATGGATGAATGCCGCCGCGAACCATTCAAAACTCGCGAAGGCAGAGAAATCACGGGGCCGTGGCAGTCGCATCCCAAACGGATGTTACGGCATAAAGCCATGATTCAGTGTGCCCGTCTGGCCTTCGGATTTGCTGGTATCTATGACAAGGATGAAGCCGAGCGCATTGTCGAAAATACTGCATACACTGCAGAACGTCAGCCAGAACGCGACATCACTCCGGTTAACGATGAAACCATGCAGGAGATTAACACTCTGCTGATCGCCCTAGATAAAACATGGGATGACGACTTATTGCCGCTCTGTTCCCAGATATTTCGCCGCGACATTCGTGCATCGTCAGAACTGACACAGGCCGAAGCAGTAAAAGCTCTTGGATTCCTGAAACAGAAAGCCGCAGAGCAGAAGGTGGCAGCATGACACCGGACATTATCCTGCAGCGTACCGGGATCGATGTGAGAGCTGTCGAACAGGGGGATGATGCGTGGCACAAATTACGGCTCGGCGTCATCACCGCTTCAGAAGTTCACAACGTGATAGCAAAACCCCGCTCCGGAAAGAAGTGGCCTGACATGAAAATGTCCTACTTCCACACCCTGCTTGCCGAGGTTTGCACCGGTGTGGCTCCGGAAGTTAACGCTAAAGCACTGGCCTGGGGAAAACAGTACGAGAACGACGCCAGAACCCTGTTTGAGTTCACTTCCGGCGTGAATGTTATTGAATCCCCGATCATCTATCGCGACGAAAGTATGCGCACCGCCTGCTCTCCCGATGGTTTATGCAGTGACGGCAACGGCCTTGAACTGAAATGCCCGTTTACCTCCCGGGATTTCATGAAGTTCCGGCTCGGTGGTTTCGAGGCCATAAAATCGGCTTACATGGCCCAGGTGCAGTACAGCATGTGGGTGGCACGAAAAGATGCCTGGTACTTTGCCAACTATGACCCGCGGATGAAGCGTGAAGGCCTGCATTATGTCGTGATTGAGCAGGATGAAAAGTATATGGCGAGTTTTGACGAGATGGTGCCGGAGTTCATCGAAAAAATGGACGAGGCACTGGCTGAAATTGGTTTTGTATTTGGGGAGCAATGGCGATGAAGCATCCTCACGATAATATCCGGGTAGGCGCGATCACTTTCGTCTACTCCGTTACAAAGCGAGGCTGGGTATTTCCCGGCCTTTCTGTTACCCGAAATCCCCTGAAAGCACAGCGGCTGGCTGAGGAGATAAATAATAAACGGGGAGCTGTATGCACAAAGCATCTCCTGTTGAGTTAAGAACGAGCATTGAGATGGCACATAGCCTCGCTCAAATTGGAGTCAGGTTTGTGCCAATACCAGTAGAAACAGACGAAGAATTTCATACGTTAGCCGCATCCCTTTCACAAAAGCTGGAAATGATGGTGGCGAAAGCAGAAGCAGATGAGAGAGACCAGGTATGACAACCACTGAATGCATTTTTCTGGCTGCGGGCTTCATATTCTGTGTGCTTATGCTTGCCGACATGGGGCTTGTTCAGTGACACCTCAGCAGGAAAACGCCCTTCGCAGCATTGCCCGTCAGGCTAATTCTGAAATCAAAAAAGCCAGACAGCAGTTTCCGGATAAAAACGTCGATGACATTTGCCGTAGCGTACTGAAGAAGCACCGCGAAACGGTAACGCTGATGGGATTCACACCGACTCATTTAAGCCTGGCAATCGGCATGTTAAACGGCGTTTTTAAGGAACGGTGAACATGAAAAGCAAAATCATCAGGGAGCTACAGGCTCCTTTTTTATTATTCGCATTCACCCTCAAGCGTATTAACCAACAATTCAGGGATTAATGAAAGATGGCGGACATCATTGATTCAGCATCAGAAATTGAAGAATTACAGCGCAATACAGCAATAAAAATGCGTCGTCTGAACCACCAGGCTGTATCTGCCACTTATTGTTGTGAGTGTGGCGATCCCATAGATGAGCGAAGACGCCTGGCCGTTCAGGGTTGTCGGACTTGTGCAAGTTGCCAGGAAGATCTGGAGCTTATCAGTAAACAGAGAGGTTCGAAGTGAGCGTAATTCACTCTCAGGCACTGCGTGAAGCGGCAGAGCAGGCAATGCATGACAACTGGGGATTTGACGCGGACCTTTTCCATGAGCTGGTAACACCATCGATTGTGCTGACACTGCTGGATGAACGGGAAAGAAACCAGCAATACATCAAACGCCGCGACCAGGAGAACGAGGATATTGCGCTAACGGTGGGGAAACTGCGTGTTGAGCTGGAGACAGCAAAAATCAAAACTCAACGAGCAGCGTGAGTAGAAGGTGTTATCTCGGATGGAAGTAAGCGTATTGCTGAACTGGAGGCCTGGGTTGAATACACAAGAGCTGCATACGTAAGAGCAAAAGACAAGGGAGATTTGATCAGAGTTATTACCAGCCAACCAACGGGATTTTACGCTTACGTACCATGTAATTAGGAATCCTTGAAGTGGCAGCCTAACTGCGGATACACTGAAATGGCGATTTGGTAACATGTTTCGCACAAGGCTGTTACTACGCTTAGAGATAATCAGCCATGATTAAACGCTTTGTAAAAAGTAAAAGGAAATTACAATGAAAAAATCAATACTAATTTTAGGGCTTACGTTAATTGTCTCATCTCAAATACCATCGGCAATGGCAAAAAATGAATCAAAACTATGGGTTGTTGTTGATCGAACGGAAAGACATACCTGCCCTTCAAGTAAATGTGGAGTGGCTGGGAAACTATTTTTCAGGGAAGGCGTAGATTTTCTAGAAAAAAAAGGTGAATGGGTTCGTATAACTGAGCCATATTCAGCCTCATGTGTTGGAGGGGAAAGCGAATATATTAAAGAAGGTAATAAATCCTGCACAAGAAAAAATGGAATCGTTAATGGCAAGTTTTCAGAATGGGTTAAACTTAGTGATCTTAGCAGTGAAAGGCCATCAGATCCTGCTGAAAATGCGAGCGGAGATGATACTTTAATCAAAGGATCTGATGACTACCGTATATACAAAAAAGAGTTTTCTTCGGCAGCTAGGAAGTTAATAAATGAAGGGGTCTGCACGGAAAGCGATTTTAAGGAAATCGGAGGGTGGATGGCATCAAGCAATAAGGGTGAAAACATCTATTTCACATATTGCGGAGGAATGACGTTGTCGAACAGAATATACCTAGATGTTAAAAGTGGAAAGACTTTTAGATAATATGATATTACCAATGACAGTATTGATTTAATGCCTCCATAGAATTATCTCTAGGAAGTAGGTATAAGAAAAGCCCGCACAATTAGCTGCTGCGGGCTTTGTGTTATTCGCCATATTTTATGAAGCAAATACGACACTATAGATAATTAAGCGTTGCTGGTTGTCGATTCCTCAATCACTCCTGTGGATGGCTCTCTTCTTGTATGTGCCATTGAAGGGGAATATCGCGTAAAAAGATACCGGAAGTATCCGCGCCGCCATGATTGTCTTTCTCCTGATGCAGGAAAAGCAGAATGGCTAAATCAGCAACAGAGCACAAAGCCGATCAGAGAGCCAAGCAAGCATCATCCGGTATGCGTAAGCTGGAGCTTGTACTTGATGCTCAGGAAATTGAAATGCTGGAGCGTAACTGTGCCACGCGTCGCTTCAGGCGTGCGCCTTGCGAGTTTGGTGAGTACATCGCGTTACTGAGCCGCCAGGATGATGCACGTGTGCGCTGGCGTATAAAATCGATCAGCAGAAAACGTTGCGGTAAGTGCGGCGAGAGAGTTCCTGTTAATTCATGCCCGTGTAATGGTGACTCACAATGCTGGGTGACCAAAGGCTGGCACGAAACAAAATTAATGATATAAATCTCTGTGACATGTCACGGAGGCGGCAATGAAATTAGACCAGCAATATCTAAAAGATCTACTTATCGCATTCGAAAAAACTCGTGGCCCTGACACGATGCTTAGTGAACTAGAGGATAATGGCTTTAATAGATATGACCAAGATTTTATTTTCCATATGCGATTATTATGTGACTACGAATTAATAGTCAGGGTTGATGGAAAACCTGGGTTCGGTCATATAATGTCCAAAGCGTTAGGGGAAGGTGTTGGATATAGTTGGATCGAAGTACCACTGAGGTTGACAGCAAGAGGGCATGATTTTATTGCTGACTTACGTCAAAAGGATGTCTGGCAAGCTATAAAAACAAACTTTAAGGATGAGGGAATTAGTACACTTATGAGTGTTTCAAAATCACTAGCAAAAGGCTTTGCAAGGAAAAAGATAAAAGATATTACAGGAATAGATATTGAATAATTCTTAGCATCAAGCAACTACTGCCTTTGGTGGAAATTATATCTGAACTCGCTACGGCGAGTTTTGTTTTATGGAGATGATAAATGCACTTCCGAGTCACAGGTGAATGGAATGGAGAGCCATTCAACAGGGTTATCGAAGCAGAGAACATCAACGACTGCTATAACCACTGGATGATATGGGCGCAGATAGCGCATGCAGACGTAACCAATATTCGAATTGAAGAACTGAAAGAACACCAATCCGCCTGATGGCGGTTTTTTATTGCCTGATTTGCAGGTTCGATTCCCTATTCGGAGATAGCACTCATGCAACACGAACTACAGCCTGATTCACTGGTTGATTTGAAATTCATCATGGCTGATACTGGCTTCGGTAAGACCTTCATCTATGACCGGATTAAGTCCGGCGACCTGCCTAAAGCCAAAGTTATCCACGGGCGAGCAAGATGGTTATATCGTGACCATTGTGAATTCAAAAATAAGCTCTTAAGCCGCGCCAATGGGTAAAATAGCGGGTAAAATATTTCTCACATCTAAAAAACACCATTCCAATCAATCCCCTGCCGCTTCAAGTAGATGTCTGCAGGGGACACCAGATACCCTTCAAACGAAATCTACCTTCACCCCGTAAAAGATGGGTTTGGCAGCACACTTGCCTTATATCTACTCATTTTTACTGCAACAGGTTGAAATCTCAGCACTGTCAGAAAGCGCTGATGACTAAACAGCCCTGGGCCGGGCGATGTAACCATCACACAGAATCCTGATAGCGAAATATGGCGTGACTCGATACTTCACTCCGCAATGCATTCCTTGATGAATTCGCAGGACCGTGATACACGGGACAGGTCACTGAATGACGACAATGTCCTGGAAATCAGCGAACCGCGCATCTGAAGTACATTTGAGCGACTGTACCAGAACATGAATGAGGCGTTTGGATTAGGCGATTATTAGCAGGGCTAAGCATTTTACTATTATTATTTTCCGGTTGAGGGATATAGAGCTATCGACAACAACCGGAAAAAGTTTACGTCTATATTGCTGAAGGTACAGGCGTTTCCATAACTATTTGCTCGCGTTTTTTACTCAAGAAGAAAATGCCAAATAGCAACATCAGGCAGACAATACCCGAAATTGCGAAGAAAACTGTCTGGTAGCCTGCGTGGTCAAAGAGTATCCCAGTCGGCGTTGAAAGCAGCACAATCCCAAGCGAACTGGCAATTTGAAAACCAATCAGAAAGATCGTCGACGACAGGCGCTTATCAAAATTTGCCACGCTGTATTTGAAGACGGATATGACACAAAGTGGAACCTCAATAGCATGTAACAGCTTCACTAATGAAATAATCCAGGGGTTAACGAACAGCGCGCAGGAAAGGATACGCAACGCCATAATCACAACACCGATAAGTAATGCATTTTTTGGCCCTACCCGATTCACAAAGAAAGGAATAATCGCCATGCATAGCGCTTCGAGTACCACCTGGAATGAGTTGAGATAACCATACAGGCGCGTTCCTACATCGTGTGATTCGAATAAACCTGCATAAAAGACAGGAAAAAGTTGTTGATCAAAAATGTTATAGAAAGACCACGTCCCCACAATAAATATGACGAAAACCCAGAAGTTTCGATCCTTGAAAACTGCGATAAAATCCTCTTTTTTTACCCCTCCCGCATCCGCCGCTACGCACTGGTGATCCTTATCTTTAAAACACATGTTGATCATCATAAATACAGCGCCAAATAGCGAGACCAACCAGAAGTTGATATGGGGACTGATACTAAAAAATATGCCGGCAAAGAACGCGCCAATAGCATAGCCAAAAGATCCCCAGGCGCGCGCTGTTCCATATTCGAAATGAAAATTTCGCGCCATTTTTTCGGTGAAGCTGTCAAGCAAACCGCATCCCGCCAGATACCCCAGGCCAAAAAAGAGCGCCCCCAGAATTAGACCTACAGAAAAATTGCTTTGCAGTAACGGTTCATAAACGTAAATCATAAACGGTCCGGTCAAGACCAGGATGAAACTCATACACCAGATGAGCGGTTTCTTCAGACCGAGTTTATCCTGAACGATGCCGTAGAACATCATAAATAGAATGCTGGTAAACTGGTTGACCGAATAAAGTGTACCTAATTCCGTCCCTGTCAACCCTAGATGTCCTTTCAGCCAAATAGCGTATAACGACCACCACAGCGACCAGGAAATAAAAAAGAGAAATGAGTAACTGGATGCAAAACGATAGTACGCATTTCTGAATGGAATATTCAGTGCCAT